AATGCGATTGCAATCGCTTGTTTTGGATTTTTAACTATTTTTCCAGATTTTCCTGAATGTAATTTGCCTGCTTTGAACTCATGCATTACTTTTTTAACTTTTCCTGGTTTTTTTTCCATAGTTTAATCCTTAGTTGGTTGTTTTTATATACTAATATCTAAAATACTACAATATCATTATTAGTTAGTTGATATTTTAGCATTTTGCATGCCTTGTTTAGCAAGATCTACGCCTATTTTGAGCTTCGTAAGGTCATCTGTTTGAGCTATTTTCTCATCCGCTACTTGTCTGTTAGACATAATTTTTAATTTATCTAAATTATTTCTATCTTCAGCTTCTTTTTTCTTACGTTCATTCTCCATAGCTTTTAAATCTATTTCTCTAGCTTTAAGTTTAACTAACGGATCATTATCCATTCCAACATTAATTTTATTTTCTTCTTGCATGTAATCTTTTGTCATCTCAGCAATTAAAATTGCTTTTCTAGATTCAATTCTTTGCATTAAGTTTTGAATTTGTAATTGAAGTTGTTGAGCCATTTGAGGATTTGCTTGTGCTTGTTGTTGTAACATTGGTAATTGTTGTAACTCCTGTGCAAATTCTAATTGAATATGTTCTTGTGCCATTAATGAAATATGTTCAAGAACGTTTTTTTGAATTACTGCCATCGCCATTGGATTATTTTTAACCATATTTAAACCCATAAAGTTTAAATGTGCTTCAATGTGTGCTTTATGATCTTGTCCTGTAAATGCTTGAAACTGTCCACCTGACATTGCTGTAATGTGTTCAATAGACGGATCCATTGGTTGTGGTTTTTGTGGTGGAGGTAATATTAAATCAATGTTCTTAACTCCAATGGCTTCATACATTGTTCTATAAACTTGATATAGATTATGCATTTGCGGATTAGACATCGCAAGTTGCATTTCAGTTTGTGCTAAATTAATTCTTTGTGTTTGTGAAAATATATTTGGATCTGCAACCGGTAATATATCTACTCTATCATCAAAGTCTGTAACTTTAATTTCTCTAGTTCCACCTACAACATCATATGGATAAACAGGTGGTAGATAAGTTGAAAATACTTTTGCTAATAATTCAAATTCATTTTTAAGTCCTGCATATAATCTTTTATGAATAGCAGACATTACACGTGAACCTCTTTCAAGTAACGCCATCGTCGTTCCAACAGCAGCTTGTTGATTACCATCACCTACTTGCATATCAGCGATGGACGCGAAGCGTTGACCTGCTTGAACAACAATACCCATTAATTGTAATAAAGTTGCATCAGGTCCTTTAAATGGAAGTGGCATAAATGCATCTCGTAAATTTCCTCCTGGTGCATCCACATCTCTAAACTCACCTGGTTGAATAGGTTGTGCATCATCTCTAACTCTAATACCTCTTTGTTTAAATCCTGAAGGTAAGTTAGCTAAAGTTCCTGCATCTAATAATTGTCTTAAAGCTTGTGTAGCAGTTCTTGATAATCCACCAATCATGTGAATTAAACCAAAGCCATAGAATCCAAGTCCTGGTAAAAATTTGAAATGTACAAAGTAATTAATTTTTTTCTTTAATGGATCATTTGGTTTATAGTTACGTCTAATAGATAATACTTCTCTAGAAGATTCTTCAATTGTTACAACGTATGGAAGTTTAATACCTGTGGGCTCACCATTTTGATCTTTATCTTCAAAACCTTCTATATCTAAATTAACGTGACATTCTAATAATGTATAAACATCAGCTTGTTTAGAAACTCTAATTCCTTGTAATTCTAATTGTTTCTTTTCAATCTCATCTTGTTGTAATGGGGGTTCACCTAATTCAACATCTTTATAAAATCCAGATACTTGTTGTTTCTTTAAATCATTTTCAGAAATTTTAAGTACATGAATAACAGCTTCAGCATCTTCTAATGAAGTTGCAGTATAAGGAACAATTAAGTCATCGGATGGTATAAATTTAGATACGGCTCTTCCTAACATCGCATCATAATAAACTTTTTTAAATGTAGATCCTGATAAAGGTAAATAGAATAACATCTGATCAAATTCAGGTTCATATTCTTTCATGACTGTCATAATTTGATAGTTCATAAAATCTCTAACTCTTTCTGCTTGTTCTTCTTTTTGAGAATCAATTTTACCTATGATCTGAGTTCTAACAGGACCATCTGCTGGTAATAATTCTTTGTAAGCTTGTGATTGAAATTGTGTTACAGATTCTGCAAGAACAGGATGAGTTACACCTGATGCATTTCTAAATGGTTGTGTTCTTGTTTTGTAAGTGAATCCTAAAAGATCTAAACCTTTAACATAAGTTTGTTCCCAATCTTGTCTTGATGATTTGTAATCTGTGTATTGTTCTTGTAGCGTTGATCCGATTCCTCCAAGAATACTATCATCTAAAAAATCTGCTAAGTTTGCATAATGATCTTCTCCGCCTGCTTGTGAAGCAAGAGATGGATCAAAAGAAATTTCTGCACCGCCATCCTCTGTTTGTTTAATTTCAACATCAGGATTTTGTGATTGTTGTACGTCTTCTTGAATTGCTTGTTCTACTTCAGCTTGACCTGGTACTTGAATAGTCGTTAATGTATTAGGCAGCGCCTTATCTATATCAGCCATGATTAACTATACCTTCTTTTAAATAATGTTTCAACACCTTGTGGATTAGGACCTCTATCAGGTGGGATCGTTCTTGTCAAATCTGTATCAACAGGTTCACCTTTACTAATATAACCACCATCAGCAAAGCTATTAGAATAATTTAATGTATAATTATTACCCGATGGATCTCTAGATGCACCAAAATTTATATTACCATAAGGACTTTCATATCCTGCTCTTAGCTGTCTAGCATCTGCAGTTGGTACTGTAGTAAATCCTAAATTAAATCTTCCTTGTTCTGGACCATAGTAAGCATCTGCCGAATAACTTTTTGGCATATTTGTAAATGGATTCATCATCGCAGAAACATTTCCACCAAAGTTAGTATCTGTATAACTTAGTTGAGGATTCATGTTTGACATCATATTTCTAAGATCACGAAGACCTCCAGAAATTTGTGGTTGTCCTTCTTGATAAACTGGTACTGTTCTATTAAATCCAAAATTAAATCCTGTTGGAACAGTTCTTATGTCTTGTCCATATTCTACAGATTGATTATCTTCTTCTACTGGAGGATATCCACCTCCTGAAAATCCTATTGCTCCACCACCGTATTGAAATCCACGTTCCTCGCTTTTATCTTCGCGTTCTTCTTTTTGCGAAACGCGGTTTACAAAGTTTTTAAAAGCTTCTTCTATTCCTGCCATATTAATAATATTCCCTGTTTTGATGATCTACAGGTTCGTCAATGTAATCTTCAGGATGATCTACAAACCCGCCTTGTCTAAATCTCATTACTGCTTGTGTCATAGAGTCTACTAAGTCATCGTTATCGCCATATGGAAATGCCGCGCATTCTTCTATGACTTCTTCTGCAAACCTATGGTCAGGTGCCCATATCTGACCTGATTCAAATAACGGTGCAACTGAATTAACTCTAGAATGTTTATCATTTCCTCGGCTTGGTGTAAAGTTAACAACGGGGATACCTGATTTACGTAATTCATAGGTTAAAGGAAGTCCTGAAGCTTTAGATTCAACGATAACTGTATCGGGTCTCCAATAGTAATATTGTTCTAATGCCTTACGTTTTAACTCTGGAAACTCTAATCGTTCCTTAACGGCATCTAATAATATCAATTGAGGACCTGAATCTTCGTTTTCATAAAACACTCCCCAAGTTGTAATAGCTGAAAAATCGGCAGTTTCTTTTTTTAAAAATGCTGTATCATAACTTTGAATAATGTGAACACATTCTGGAATATAACTATGTGTCCATTTACGCCACCATTCACGTTTAATGATTGAACCTTCTTCTGCTGTAGGATTTTGCATCCATTGTGCATTCCATTTCTGTACTGATAAAGATGCTTTCACTGATTCTAATTCTGATAACTTCCAAAACTCTGGCCATACCGGTTGTTCATTTGGAAGGATTGCTGGAAACTCTATTAGCTCCCATTGATCTGCTTTATCGGTTGCCTGAGCTTTAATAAGTGATGATGTTAAATCTTTAATAGACCAACGTGTCATAACCACGACAATTTTACCGCCTGGTTGTAAACGCTGTCTTGGTCCTGAGGTGTACCATTCATAAGCACGTTCCAGCGCTTCTGGATTCAAAGCGTCCTGCTCGGAATGAGGATCGTCTAT